ATCCAGAATCAATTGTTCAGGGATTTATTAAACAATATTTTTACGGTATGCGTAGAAACGAAGACGGCGAATTGTTTTTGTTAAGAGTTGATCAACTTAGTGGACAAGGCACAGCAACTATAAACGACATTGGTGTTGGTGAAAACAACTATCCCGACTTTGAAGAAGGGATTGACTTTTTAGAAGGTATTGATGCAAACCACGACATTGTATACGACAATTTAAGATATCAACAAATTAAGTGGGATGGAAGATTATTAACATATTACATTGATCCTACGGATGGACAATTTATTGTAAGAATTTCAGAAGATTATGTTTACCCTGATAATATTTCAGGACCAGGGTATTAAGGAATAGAAAATGGCAGAATTTAAACTAGAACGATTTAAGTATAACTGGAAAGGCGATTGGACAACAGCCACAGCATACAAACGAGACGATGTTGTACGTGTTAACGGTAAGAGCTATGTTTGTATTATTACTCACGCAGCATCATCAACATTTGCTGCTGACTTAGATGCTACACTTCCAGGATCAGTACCACCGCAACCGCAACCTCGATGGACAGTAATGACAAATGGTTTAAGTTTCACAGGTGACTGGGAACAAGGTACTGCATATAATTTAGGCGATATTGTAAAATATAACGGATCTCTATGGAGATGTGTAATAAATCATAATGCTTCGTCATTTGGCAGTGATATAGGAAATTGGACAGCATTTAGTCAAACTACAAGTTTTGTAGGAGTCTGGACAGCTAGTACTTCTTATGCACCAGGTGCAGTTGTAAGCTATAACGGCAATGCATACAAGTGTATGATTGGACACATCTCGTCATCAGTATTAGAAGATAATATAAGCAATTGGGAAATATACCGTGAAGGCATAGAGTGGAGAGGAGAATTTTCTCCAAACACAGAATATCGAATTAATGATTTTGTAAAATACGGTGGCGCAATTTATAGATGTATCGAAACTCATATAGCGACTATATTTGATGATAGTAAATTTACTATCGAAGTATACGGCTCAGAATACGATGGTATTTGGAACGACACTACAACTTATAATTTAGGTGATATTGTAAGACACACAGGTTATATGTACTATGCTATTTCTAATAATGTAAATTCAAAACCTTTTATTAGTTCCGACGGAGGAAGTACTGATTGGATAGTGTTAGCAAAAAATATAAACTTTAGAGGAAAATGGTTATCAACTAACTTTTATAAAACAGGTGACGTAGTTTTAAGAGGCGGCAACTTGTATGTAGCATTAGTTAATATAGGTGGTGAATTTGATGAACAAGGGAATTTAATTAGCGGCGAATTTTTAGATAATAGTACTCTTGACTACCTTGATGAATCTACCTGGGAACTAATAGTGCCAGGCAAGTCATTAAAAGGAAACTGGACTGAAGGCAATATTTATAGTGTAGGCGATGTAATTATCTTCAAAGGAACTTCATATACTTGTAATATTGAACACGAAGCAAGTTTTGTAAACTTTCCAGGAGATAACGGCAGCGGTTATCTTTACTGGGATATACTAATCCAAGCAGGTCAACCTGCTGCTTTAGAAGTAAAGGGCGATTTACTTACTTATGGGGAGAACAGACAACTTGATGATGACGGAAGTACTGTATTTGATGATAGTACTTTTGGAGATACTAGATTAGGCATTGGAGAATCAGAACAACTGGTGTCAGTAACATCGGATCTAGAAGTATATTGGAGAGATATACAAGAAGACGCAGATTCAATATGGGTTGCCTCTAATGGAATTGATGACGAAAACAGAGGAACTTTTCAAAAACCGTTTCGTACAATTCGATATGCAGCAGAATATGTAGAAGATAACTTTGAACCTCTATCACCAGTAATAATAAGAGTAAGTACAGGAAAGTTTGAAGAAGTATCACCAATTGTTATTCCAGCAGGATGTGCAGTTAATGGAGACGAATTACGTTCAACAACAGTATTAGCCAACAGTCCTATTAAGTTATACGAAGACTCGTACCAATATACACAACTGTATCTAACACACTTTATATCTATATTATTAGACATAATTACTGCTGTAGAAATTACGCCGCAATCTGGTAACGAAGTATCTCAAATTACAGAAGTATTAGAAGAAACAGGAGTAGGACCAGACGGAACTCCAATTTTTCAAGATAACTTTCCTGTATCGGATCTAACTGGTGCAAATTACGTATTATCGTTGATAGCTGATTATCAAAACTATATTGAATTTTATACTGGTGACGGAGATGTAAATCCTGATGTTGTAGGAACAAATACTATTTCAACTGACACATTTGTTAAAAACGCAGGAGCAGCATTAAATATTAATAGAAACTTTATAGCACAAGAATTAATATCTTATATAAAGAATGAATATCCTGCTGTAACATTTGACGAACTGCAAATAAAAAACGATATTAGGCATTTACTAAGAGCATTTAAGAAAGATGCAAATTATCCTGGCAATTATCAAACATTATTATCAGCACAACGATACGCAAATTCTGTAAACGGTAGTGCAACTACTAATTTATTTTATATGAGAGATACTACAGGTTTAAGAGATATGACAACTGGCGGATTGCAAGGAGTTCTTAATCCACCAGGCGTATTTGAATTATATCAGAAACCTACAGGAGGAGCATTAGTAAGTTTAGATCCGGGTTGGGGTCCAGATGACGAACGCACTTGGATTAAAAATAGATCTCCTTATATACAAGGTTTAACTAATACTGGTACTGGATGTATAGGTATGAAGGTTGATGGCGCATTACATAACGGCGGCAATAAGTCTATGACAGCAAACGACTTTACGCAAGTACTAAGTGACGGCATTGGAGCTTGGATTACAAATAATGCAAGAGCAGAATTAGTTAGTGTGTTTACATATTATTGTCAGGTTGGTTACTTTGCTGAAGACGGCGGAATTATACGTGCCGCTAACGGTAACAACTCATACGGACGATTCGGATCAATTGCTGACGGCAATGACGATACTGAAGTGCCACAGATTGCAGAAGCGTTTAACAGAAATAATCAAGCAACAGTATCAGAAGCGTTTGCTGGCGGAAGCAACGACGAAATTAAAATATTTGAATACTCAAATGCAGGCCAAAATTATACCTCTGCTACTGCATCTATTGTAGGCGCAGGAGCCAATGCTAGTGTAGAATATACTGATTTTAGAGACGGAGGATTATTTGAAGAAAGATTAATTAGTGCAGATGGATCTAGTAAAGCAGGTGGTGCAGGATATCTAAGACGACAAGGTAGCGCACAAGAAACTGCTAATTCAGCAGCAACACTTAAACTTGCTGCTACCGATGTGACTCAGTTTGAATCAGAAATACTAGGTATGAGAATAACAATAACTGGCGGCACAGGCGTGGGGCAATATGGATATATAACCGGATTTAATTTTGCAACTAAGGAAGTGACAGTTACTAGAGACAGTGACGACGAATTAGGTTGGGACCATATAATTCCCGGAACACCTTTAGTAGCAGCACTTGATCTTACTACACGTTATAGAATTGAACCAAGAATAGCAGTTTCTGAACCATCTTTTAATGCTACGACTAGTGATTTATTTACTAACAGATCATATGTCGATATGGCGTTTGGGAATATTACAGAAACATATGCTGGCGTAACAGGCGGCGGCAATGTAATTTGGAAAGATGACGACAATATTAGAGTTACTGTAAAAACAGTTATTTCTGATATAGCACTACAGTTTAATGCAGACTTTTCTGCAAATCCAAATGTGCCATTTAATATAAAAGGTAGAACATCAGGAACAACTGCAACAATTCAATCAATTAGTGCAAATACAGATACAGTAATTGAAGTCGACGTTGATGCTGGAGGGACTGGGTTTCAAATAGGAGAAGAAATTGATCTAGTGTTAAGTTCTGGTACAGGAGACACATTTGACGGATCACCAATTAATGCATCATTCTTTGTCACTAGGCAAGGATCTACATATAATGTAGCTATTACAAATCCTGGAGGCGGCTACGCACCTAATGATAAAATTACTATACTAGGAACAGCATTAGGAGGAACAACGCCTGCAAATGATTTAACAATTACAGTTACCGAAGTCACAGACGATAGTACCTCAAGTATTGTTACGTTTAGTCAGTCTGGTATAGGTAGAGGCGGACGATTTGTATCGTTAACTAACATAGAAAATGCTAGATGGAGTGATGACGGATCTAACTGGACTGAAGTAACCTTACCATTTAACGCTACAATGACAAGTTTGTCAGCTGGTAATAATAGATTTATTGCAACTGCATCAGGAGAAGCAAAAGTAGCATCTAGTTTAACAGGTATTACTTGGAGTGAGGTGGCATTACCAGGACAAGCATCTTGGTCAGACAGTGTTTACGGTAATGGTAAATTTGTTTTAGTAGCAACAGACACTGATGTCGTAGCAAGTAGTATAGACGGAGTAACTTGGACAACAGGTAGTATTCCAGACGATACTGATGGAGGTGCAGACAGTACTACTAGTGTTTGGACTAGTATTACTTATGGTAAAGGTAAGTTCGTTGCAATATCGTCAAGTGACGGCGCAACAGCAACTAGTACAAACGGCACAACCTGGACTAGACACGATAGTGCAATAAATTTTAACCCAGATTCTATTGCTTACGGAAATAACAGGTTTGTTGCATTGTCTGTAACTGACGGCGAAACAGCACATAGTTTTGATGGCATAACTTGGTATACTAATGCTCAAACATTTAGTTTTGTTGCAGGGTCAACTATTACATCTCCTGCTATTAAATACGGAAACGGAGTATTTGTTGCGTTAATTAATAGTCAAACAAATACAGCAAGTTCTTCATTATTTACTAGTGAAGATGGTATATTATGGATACAGCGGTCACTTCCGAGTAGTAAGATTTGGAGAGCACTTACATACGGAAATAAAAAATGGTTTATAAAGGCAAATGCAGCATCTACAGACGCAGTTGCAATAGTTACTACAGGTGCTCGTGCTAAGTTAAGAATGGACCTTAATGTAGGATCTATAAGCGAAATTAGAGTACTAGACCCTGGTAGCGGATACGATACTGAGTCATTACCAATAGTAACTATTACAGATCCTAATGTTACATTTAGTGCAGCTACAGAAAGTAGAATAGCTGACAAAGTACTTGCGCAGCCAGACTTTATTGATCGAGGCGCAGGATATAGAAATACTACAAGTACAATTACAATTACTGGCGACGGATTTGCTGACGATGTTCCTGTAGGCAATACGCTTACAATATCTGGTGTGCAAAGTATCCCAGGTCCTGGCGTACAAATTCAGATTGCAGGAGTTGAAGATCCTAACGCATTAGAACCAGGCACGCTTGCTACGTTTAGTGGCGTAACAGTAAAAAACTTAGGTGACGATGGATTAGGAAATGAAACAAACTTAGTAGAATTTCAAATATCTCCAAGATTAGATGTAGAGTATGTTGTACCACACGGAACACAAGTAACACTGCGAGAAAGATATGCTCAATGTAGAATTAGTGGTCACGATTTCTTAGATATAGGAACTGGTAACTTTACTCAAACAAACTATCCAACTGTTTATGCAGGAGGTGCATTCTTTAATGCTGCACCTGAAAATGAAGTTTACGAATCAAATGGCGGAAGAGTATATTATGTAAGTACAGACCAAGACGGTAACTTTAGGACTGGCGAATTATTTAGTGTACAACAAGCAACAGGTGTTGTTACTATTAGTGCTGAATTCTTTGACTTAGATGGACTAAGCGAATTAGCATTAGGCGGTGTTAGATTAGGTGGTTCAGGAACTGTTGTTAGTGAGTTTTCAACAGACGGAACATTTAGTGCAGACTCAAATAATGTTATTCCTACACAAAGAGCTATTGTAACATTCCTTTCAAATAGATTAAGTGTTGGCGGCTCAGAATTAGAAGTTAATAAATTACAGGCTGGTAGAGTATTATTAGGCGGCATTCCAGAAAACGAAATTAATACTAATACAGGTCAATATGTTATTATACCAGCAGATGTAGTATTTGACGGTCAATTTACAAGTGATGACGGTGAAGGTACTATAACAACTAACCAAACAGGAATATCGGGAACTATTGTAAGTCAAATGCTTATGTTGAAACCTTTTGATGAAACAATGCAATAAAAAACAAAGAGACTATATTATGATAAATATATACAACGTGCAAGTAGGAATAAAAAATGGCAGAATTTAAACTAGGTAGAATTAGATTTGTTTGGAAAGGTGACTGGACAGCATCAAATGTCTACTATCAAGATGATGTAGTTGCCTTTGGCGGCAAAACATACATTTGTGTAACAGGTCATACAAGTGACACAGACTTCTTTACAGACTTAGATATTGTTCCATCTAAGTGGAATTTAGTTAGTGATGGTCAAACTTGGAAGGGTGAATGGACAGTAGATACTGCATATGTTTATAATGACATAGTCAGCTACGGCGCAAGATTATATATCGCTAATACTAATCATACTAGTGCTGCTACTGTAGCTGATGCTACTGATGGTTTAGAAATTGATATTGCTAAATGGGACGCTTATGCTGAAGGGTTAGACTGGAAAGGTGATTGGTCAGTATCGACTAGATATCGAATCAATGATTTTGTAAAGTACGGAGGGTCTACCTATGTTTGTAATACACTACACGTTTCAACTGCAACTGCCGCAGACGGATTAGAATCTGACATATCAAATTGGGATACATTTAATCAAGGTTTAGAATTTAAAGGCGAATGGACATCTAGTACAAGATACAAATACAATGACTTAGTTCGTTACGGAGCCGGTGTATGGATTTGTACTACTGCACACACAAGTACAACTGATTTAGGAACTGACGGAGCAAATTGGAGTCAATTTGTAGAAGGATTCCAGTATGAAAATGATTGGAGCCCTTTCAGAGGCTACCAGCCAGGTGACGTTGTACGTTACGGCGGCAATCAATATATTGCAAAAACTAATCACACAGAAATTACTCCAGGACCACAAAGCGGAACAATTACAGGAATAATACAAGACGCTACTGCAAGAGCAACAAGTGCAAATCACGGACTACAAGACGGTAGACAGATTATAATCAATGATGTAGAAGGGATGACTGAAATTAACGGTCTTATCCTTTATATTAATGTAATTGATGCAAATACTTTTGATTTATACACAGATGTAGACTTAGTAACATCATTAGATTCATCTGGATTTACAACATATACATCAGGCGGCACATACACATCAACATCGCCTACCGAATGGGATTTATTTACTGAAGGTTTTAGATTTATAGGCGACTGGAATGAAGATAGTGCTAATCAACATTATAAAGTAGGCGAAGTTGTACGCTTAGGCGGGTTTACCTACGTATGTATTTTAGATCACGAAGAAGGACAGCAACCACCAAACGAAACTTATTGGAAACTACTAAATGAAGGATTCCGTTGGAGAGGCGAGTGGTTAGACGATCAAGAATATTACGAAGGTGACGTTGTTCGTTACGGAGACAACAGCTACTACTGTACTTTATATCATATATCAGAAGGTGACGATTATTCAACAGCAACTCTAGTACAGCCAGGCGGCGGCAACGAAGGATCTCGTCCTGATCTAGCAGATAGCGGTCAGTACTGGAGTGTTATTGCAATTGGTTCAGAAGCTAGTGTACTTACTACAGCAGGCGACTTAGTTTATTACAGCGGAAGTGCTCCTACAAGATTACCAATTGGATTAGAAGGACAAGTTTTACAAGTAGGATCAACAGGTATTCCAGAATGGGAATTTTTACAGTCAATTGAAGATATCTATTATGTTGCTGAACACGGCATTGATAGACCATTTCCTGAATCAGGCAGTAGTATTGATAGACCATTTAAATCAATACGTTATGCTTGTGAACGTATTGAAGAAGGACCAAAGAATCCTAACGCACAGCATTTACTAGAATTAAACAGAATTTTTATACAAGAAGAAGTTGGTTCTTGGATTAACTATCAAATTGCAAACGCTGGAGGATCAGGCATTTGGAATAACTTTGTATACGGTGAAGACAAGTGTAAACGTGATGTTGGATATATTGTTGATAGATTGATATGGGACATTGGCCACGGCGGCAACCTAAAATCAAGAGCAGCAGCACTTTCGTTTGTTAATGGATTTAGTGCAAATGGCGAATTTTCAGATGCATCTGAGGATAAAGTTTACGGCGGTGCGGGCCTAGCAGGAGAAGCAACACAATCAGTTGCAGCATATAATTATATGCTAACTGTTGTTGATGCAATTCTTAAAAATGAAGCACCGAGCGCAATTTATCAAAATGTTACAGATGATAGTACAGCAATTGTTGATCAATTTACAAGTACAACGCTTGTATCAGAAACAGGCGTATATACTAAAATACAAAGTTTAGTTAAAATAATCACCGACACAATCACAGCAGGAGACACTAGCGCAGTACCAGCTCGTGATATTCCTCAAACACTAGTTAAAGTGTCTACAGGAGAACATTATGAAGTTCTACCAATTAGAGTACCGGCATATTGTGCTATATTAGGTGACGAACTACGTTCAACAAAGATTATTGCTGCTGGGAAAACAACACCGGCAACAGACACACCAAATACAGTAGCAACGTTTGATAGAATTGCTGAGGTTGTAGGAGATATAGTTGTAGGCACATCTATTACTGCATCTAATGGTAATACTGAGCCACAAGATCAAAACTGGCCATATGCTGTAACTGCACAAGAAACAGTTGTAGAAAGTCTAGTTGATATGATGAAATATCAAATCGACTATGGACTAAAAACTATGAGTGCAGGATACTATACAGATCCTACAGGCTATAGTGCAACTTTAAAAAATGCAAGAGAAAATATTATAGCAAACAAAGACTTTTTAAAAGCAGAAGTAATTGCGTTCTTAGATACAGAATATCCAACACTAAAATACGGAAAAACTGATAGTCGACGTGATACTGGATTTATTATTGATTCGTTAATTTATGACTTAACATATGGCGGCAACTCAATGGCTGTAATAGCTGGGCTATCGTATTGGGACGGAGACGATCAAACATACGATCAACTTCCAGCTTCGTTAAAGACAGAATGTATTGCGTCAATCAATTATTTAAGAACAACAGCAGAAAGTGTTGCTGGAAATACACTAATTGTAAGTCCTAAGCAAGCAGAAGTAGAACAAGTTCTTGCAGGTATAGCAGGTAGTACCACTGAAATTGCAAATAACATAGAAGATATTATTGATATTATTAATAACGGACCAGATGCAGTAGGTGATACAACTACACTTGTTAATCCAACACTAGCAGACGGTGTGAACTCAACCACAGCATTGATTGGAGCTTCTAATGCACTTATAGCAGCAGAAGACACTGTTATTCAAAATGTTATAGATGATTTAAATGTTGTTGCTTGGCATACTGACTGGGCAGTTGACAGTACATCGTTGACAACTACTCAATTCCGTATATATGTAGGTAAACATTCTTTAGTTCATACATATGTTAGCGGAGGAACAGTTACTAAAGCAAATGGAACTGTATTAGCAGTCACTAATTTTGTATACGATAATGCTACTGGTTATGCTATAATAACCACAGCCACTCACGGGTTATCAGCAGGCGACATAGTTAATATTGAAAGTATTACAGTAAGTTGCAACAGCGGATCTGGTGCTTCAAATACAGTGTTCCCGAGTGCAACTTCAACACAATCTGGAATAACAAAAGTTAAATATCTTCAAATTAAATGTATAAGAGATATCCGTAAGATATTAGAAGCAGTTAGATTCGACTTTGCTTTAAACAGCAACTACAGAACACTAAAAGCAGCACACGCATACTTACGTAAAACTGCTATTGAAGTTTATACAGGAAATCAAAAAACAATCACTAGAGATGCTATAACAAATGCGTTGACTACAGAAGCAATAGCAAATGTTGCAAGTGATGCAACAGCTATTACAAGCATAACAGCAAGTGCAAGAATTATTGATGCAGTTATATTTGGCGCAACTAATGAAGGCAGTGTTTGTGTAACTGCTGATCAAAATAGATACTATGCAAAACTACAGCTAGAGCGTAACAGAGACTTTATCAAAGCTGAAATTGCAGCCTGGATTGATGTTCAAATTGCTGGTGCAGCAAGTGGCAGCATTTGGGAAAATTATACATACAACGAGGCTCTTTGTGCTAGAGATGTTGACTACTATATTGATGCATTAAAATACGATCTAATGTGGCCAGGCAATTATGCTTCTAGATATGTAGCACGTTTCTATAACAATAGTGTTACAGGATCTCAAGAAGAGGATATGTTCTATCTAAGAGATGCAACCGGTGTTAGAAACAGTACTCTACAAGGCCTAAGCGGTGACTTGTTACCAGAAAATACATATGGATATAGTAAAGTAAGTGCAGGAGCATATTGCTCATTAGATCCGGGTTGGGGACCAGATGATTTCCGTACTTGGATTATTACACGGTCGCCATACATACAAGGTGTTACAACATTTGGTACAGCAGCAACTGGACAAAAAATTGATGGTGCTTTACACAATGGTGGTAATGACTCGATGGTGTCTAATGACTTTACACAGGTCATTAGTGACGGTATTGGCGCACACATTCTTAACAATGGTAGAGCAGAACTTGTATCAGTATTCACATACTACTCACACATTGGCTATCTTGCAGAAACAGGTGGTAGAGTACGTGCAACAAATGGTAACAACTCATACGGTGACTTTGGTTCAGTAGCAACAGGTGTTGATCCAGACGAAACAGCAGTTACAGCAGTAGTTGACAATCGTACACAATATAACGCAACTATATCACAACTTAATACAGATAATGTTCAACTATTAAATGTTGAATACACACACGCAGGTAATGATTATACTGAAGCTACACTTAATATATTTGGCCCAGGGTCTAATGAAGTAGTAGTTGCTGATGAATTCCGTGATGGAGGATTTAACTATGCATATGTTGATCAAGATGCAGATCCAGATATTGCACTAGGTGGTAGCGGCTATATAATATCAAGTAACGTTGCACAAAGTGGTAGTACAACAGGATTATTCCTAAGTGCTACTGACGGTTCATTAAGTTCAGCATATCCAGGTATGAAAGTATATATTATAGGTGCTGCTGGTATAGGACAGTATGCAATTATTAACACATACAATGCAGGTACTAAAGAAGCAACAGTTATAAGAGAATCAGATGGTGTTGCAGGCTGGGATCACGTAGTTCCAGGAACACCTATTGTTGCTCCTAACAGTTCTTCAACATATCAAATTGAACCAAGAGTTGCAATTACTGCTCCGACTAATTCAAGCAATAGTATTACAATGCCAACATCAACTACTTGGTATGATGTTGAATGGATTAACACAGCAGCGCAGTATACAGGTGTAAGTACTACAAGTAGCAACGGATCGGGAGCAACTTTTGATGTTACTCGTAACGGAAGTAAATATTATTTAACTATTAATGCTACAGGTACAGATTATACAAGACTTGACACGTTAACTATTGTAGGCACAAACGTTGGCGGAGCAACTACAGCTAACGATATTACAATAACTGTAACAACAGTAAACAGTGTGACAGGGGCTATTGTAGATTTTGACTTTGCAGGCACTGCACAGGCAGGTAAATTCCTTGCAGTAGGTGCAGGAACAAACGGAGCTGTAAGTATTGACGGTGAAACTTGGACGTCAGAAGTATTACCTACTTTACCAGGCGGAAATTGGGCAAGTATTGCAGATGGATTACAAGACGATGGTTCAAGTACATTCCTTCCTAGCGCAGTATTAGTAATAGCAGACGGTGACGGTACAGTTGCTTACTCAAATGATAGTGACACGTGGTTAACTAGTTCTTTACCAGGATCGTTTAATGCAACAGGTGAAAATACTATAGCATTTGGTCAAATTGCTGCTACTACAGCAAGATTTGTTGTTATTAGTGACATAGATCAAGATGTTGCATATTCAGATAACGGCGGACAAACTTGGAGCATAACCGGCACAGCACTTCCAGCAAATGGATATGGTGAAATGGTATACGGCGCAGGTAAGTTTGTTGCTATTAATAGCGGAACTACAAGTGCAGCATATTCAGAAGACGGTATTAGTTGGACAGGAGTAACTGCTCCGGCAGCATTTGCAGCAGTAACAGATATTGTATGGGGTAATGGTAAGTTTGTAGCACTTGGTGGTACAAACGGTATTATGTACTCACTAGACGGTGTTACTTGGTACGAAAACACACTTACACTTCCACTAACTACTGCTACAGAACGTAAAATAGCATACGGACAGGGTACATTTGTTATTTCAAGTGATGATACTGACGAAGTTCAATATAGTCACGATGGATTGTATTGGCAGTCATATACATTAACTGGAACAGCTACTACAGGTGGATTTAATGCAATAGCATTTGGTAATCCTGCACAAGAAGGTAAATTTGTAATGTTACTACCAGGAGCAGGAACAGCAGGAAAATATGCTAAAATTAATACACCTGCAAAAGGTAGAGCAAGTGTAGCAAATGAACAAATTTTTGCTATTAGAATAACAGAGCCAGGAAGCGGCTATACAAGTGCTCCGACAATAACTATAACAGATCCTAACAACGTTGATGATGTTGTACTAGTACCGCAAATCGGTAATGGAGTATTAGCAAATCCAACATTTAATAATAGAGGTACAGGATTTACAAGCGCAACAGCAGAAGTAGATGCAACAAATTCTAATGGTAATGCAAACTTCCCACAAGCAGGTGCATTTATTGCTGTACGTAGATTAACTAGTCGTCCAGTAAATGGATCAAATGTTGAGTTTGATAGTTTACCAGGGCGATTCTTTAAGTTAGTCAATACTGTTAGTTTCATAGGATCAAATGACGGAAGTTACACAGGATTCTTACAAGTATCACCTAATGTAGCAGTCGATGAAGATTTACCAAACGGCGATCCGGTAGAACTGCGTATTAGATTCTCACAAGTACGTCTAACTGGACACGACTTCTTAGATATCGGTACAGGCGGCTTTGCAGATACAAATTATCCAGGTGTACCACTCAATGCACCAAGTCAGGTAAAAGAAACTAGTGACTTTAACGGTGGTAGAGTGTTCTATACTGCTACTGACCAAGATGGTAACTTTAGAGTTGGTGATTTGTTTACTATTGAACAGTCAACTGGTGTTGCAACATTGAATGCTGATGCATTTAACATTGCAGGATTGCAAGAACTTTCATTAGGTGAAGTTACACTAGGTGGTAACTCAGCAAGTATTACTGAATTTAGTACAGACCCGTTCTTTACTGCAAATAGTGATACTGTAGTACCAACACAACGTGCAGTTAAAGCATATATCGAGTCACAAATTGGTGGCGGTGGCGCAACATTGAATGTTAACAGCGTAACAGCAGGTGACATATTTATTGGAGCCGACACTATAACAACACTTAGCGGAAGTCCGATAAATATAAATGCAAATGTAGTATTTACTGGAACAGTATTAGGATTACCTTTAGCATACAACTACTTCCTGAGATAATTAAAATTGGAGATTAAAAAATGGCAAACGGAATATTAGGATCAGCAGATTTAGCTGCAACAACATATACAGCAATTTACCTTGTACCAGAAAATACTTTTAGTGTGGCTACGGTAAGTATCTGTAATAAAAACTCAACTAGCATTACAGTTAGACTAGCTGTAGCTAAAACAGACCCAACAGGGGCAACATTACCAGTAGCAGATGACTACTTGGAATACGAAACAGAAATACTACCAAACGGTGTTCTAGAAAGAACTGGTGTAGTAATTGATGCTAGTAGACAGATCTATGCACGTTCATCGCAAGCTAATACAGCAGTTATGGTTTACGGTATAGAAACAGCGACTACATAAGGAAAAAACAATGCCAAGAAAAATTACATCAGGAGTAGTAGGTGGCCCGGTATTAGGAAGTATTAGTTCAAAAACTAATACGTTTGAATCTGTTGAAACAAATGCAAATATTGTTTTTACACCAGATGGTACAGGAGTCACAGAGTTTACTAAAGACATATTAATTAGTGGAAACAATGGAGTTAGATTACAAGATGGTGATACTGACTATGTTGCACTTAAAGCACCTGCGTCAATCGGTACTAGTTACACCCTAACATTTCCGGGTGATAACGGAGCATCAAATCAAGCATTAACTACAGATGGTAGTGGTATTTTAAGTTGGGTTTCTCCTGCACTAGCAGTTACAGATAGAAGTGCAGCAGACAGTTCAACGTACTATGTTGCTATGGCAGATTCTATTAGCGGAACAGAAGATACATTAAGTGTAGCTTCTGGTAGATTAGAATTTGTTCCAAATCCAGGCAGACTTAGTGCTGCTGAAATAAGATCTACAGCTTCAACTGGATCAAGTTCCACATCAACTGGATCCTTAGTAGTAACCGGAGGCGTTGGTATTGGAGGCCAGCTTACTGCTGTTACTATAGTTGAAACTTCAAGTATTGCTCTTAAAGAAAATATTGAACCTATTACGAACGGATTAGAAAGTATTCTGCAACTGAAAGGTGTTACATATGATAGACTAGACAATCAAGAACACGAATCAGGACTAATTGCTGAATGGACTGAAAATGTATTACCTGATTTAGTTACTAGAGATGACGGAAATAATGTTGTAGGTATTAAATATACTAAATTAACTGCCTATTTAATTGAAGCAGTTAAAACTTTAAAGGCAGAAATTGACGAACTAAAAGGAAGTTAATAATGTCAAATATCAAAAATACTACTATTGACGACAGCGTTTTCCTAACATTACCAGCAGGCACAGTAGCTCAGCGTCCTAGTAGTCCAACCGATGGTCAAATTCGATACAACAGCGATAATAATGCTCTTGAAACTTATTCTGAGAACAATTCGGTTTGGTCATCAGTAGAACCAAAAAATGTTGTTGCTACTGGCGGAATTATATATGACACAGAATCTGATGGCGGCACTTATAGAGTTCACGTATTTAATAACACTTTAGGTAGTGAGACTTTTGCAGTACAATCCCCGGGAGAAATTGAATATCTCATAGTAGGTGGTGGTGGCGGAGGTGGCGACACTTCCGGCGGTGGCGGCGGAGCCGGTGGCTTAGTTACTGGGTTAATTAACGTTACTACAGGAAATTATGCTATACAAGTCGGTGACGGCAGTGTCGGAACAACAGCATATAGTGGAGGAACTTCGGGCGATGGTGCATTTCCTGGAGACGATAGTACTGCATTTGGATTTACTGCTATGGGCGGTGGCGGTGGCGGAACATATCAAAATCCCGGAACACGAATGCGCGGCGGCAGTGGCGGCGGCGTTCGTGGAGATGCACAAAATAGAGGTTATACTGAACGCCCAGGACTAGCACAACAAACTGCTACATATGGATATGGCAGCGGTAATAACGGTGGAAATACAGTTGGCCTTAGTAACGGTGACGCATCCGCAGGTGGCGGTGGAGCTGGCGGGGTAGGACAAACTGCTGTCAATGCACTCGGCGGAGATGGCGGCCCGGGCATTTCAGTTTCTACTAACGGAATTCATACATTTTATGCAGGCGGAGGAGGCGGCTCAGGCGGGTACTACAGCCAAGGTCAACCAAATGATGGTATGGATCAAAACGGCCTAGGAGGCCACGGTGGCGGAGGCCAAGGCGGCAGAAGATCGAGATTTATTGATGATCCGTTTATTACTGACGGTGGAGACGGCACCGGCAGTGGCGGCGGTGGCACAGGATATGACGGCGGCGGCTGGGGTGCATCTGATAAAGGCGGTGGCAAAGGTGGTGATGGTATTGTAATAGTTCGATATCCGCTATTAACAAAACCAGAAACTACTGCGCCCAAAGTTACAAATAGAAATGTAGTATTTGATTTTGATTTTGGAAATCCAACATCTTATGCAGGTTATAAAGCAAGCACAGTGCTTGACGTTAAGTGTGGAAATGTTGGTACTGCTGTAAATTCACCTCTTTATGTAAATCCAGGTTCGCATAAAGGACATCTTAGATTTAATGGATCTAATCAACACGTTGGTTTAGGAAGAAGTTTTTGTGACAATCAAGAATTAGGAACAGGTAACGTCAGTTATACTCAAGAATCTTGGTTTAGATTACGTGCTAATCCACCCGGAGACACTACAAGCGGTTATAGTATATTTGGCAATGCAAGTGCAGTAGGTATAGGAATGCAGGCAATTGTCACCGGCGGCAATATTAGATTAAACTTTGGCGCTAGAAGCACTAGTAACTTTGAACAGAGTACTAATTTAAGTTTAAATACCTGGTATCACGTTGTTTGTGTAAGAGAAGCAGGAGTTCAAAATAGAATATACATTAATGGACAGCTAGATGGTACAGACAGCGGTAGCAATCTCACTATCCTTAGCGGTGCAGGCGAAATGCAAATTGGCTGGTCTGACACTCGTGTTGCTAATAGACTTAATGGCGAAATTGCTACTGCTAAATTATATAACACCTGGTTAACAGCTCAAGAAGTAGAAGATAACTACAACGCAACAAGATGGAGATTTGGACTCTAAATGGCACAATTTAAAAACACAACAATTGATTCAACCGGAAGATTAACTCTGCCTAGTGGAACAACAGCTCAACGACCAAGTATACCAACACAAGGTATGATGCGATATAATACAACGATAAGTGAAGTAGAATACTATGACGGTGGCGCCTGGCGCGAAGTTTCTAGTACTGGTGCAGAAGCCACCGGCGGCCTTGTTGTTGATTCTAATATCGGCGGAATTTCTTATAGATCTCATATCTTTAGAACAAACGAATTTGCATATGTATCAAGAAATAATTCTAGTAGTTTAGGCGGCACAGCATCAGGTGGCGCAACTGTGCTAGGTGAAGTTGACAGTTTAACAAGCTGTTCTCCGCTGTTGACATTTGAACAAGCACTTGAATTTGTTCACAGTATTGGATGTAGATTACCTACTATAGATGAACTAATAAACGAGGGACCTGCTGTTGGTACAGGTTGTGGATACGATAACGAACTAATTTGGACAGCTGATAAAGCTAATCCCGAAGCTACACAACATTATGTAATGTATGGCCGTGTAGAAACAAACGGCTCTGCAACAACTGCCAGAGACAACAAATCAACTGCTTATGTTAGATACGTAGCCGACGTAAACACCAGCAGAACAGACCCTATCACGTTAAACGATCCAATTATTCAAGGATTCCTTGAAGAATATTATTCGAGTGATATAGACTTAGGAACTAAATCATTTACATTAAATGTAACTAAAGGCGGAGAAGTTGATTATCTCATAGTTGGTGGCGGCGGCGGTGGCGGCGGAATTATTGCTGGTGGCGGCGGCGGTGGCGGATTTCTAACAGGAAGCGTAGCTGTAACCCCGCAAGCATATACTATTACAGTAGGTGAAGGTGGACTGGGTGGATTTGGTTGGAATAGCAACGGTCAAGGCGGATTACCAGGTGCAAACTCTTCAGCATTTGGATTAACTGCTATTGGCGGTGGCGGTGGTGGTTACCACGGAGGTGGCGGCTCAAATAACAGCTGGCTTAACGGCGGCTCAGGAGGCGGCCAAGGAAGAGCTCCTTCAGTCGGTAGCAACATTGTCGGCCAAGGTTTCCCAGGCGGACTAGGATCCGGAGACTCCGGTGGCGGTGGCGGTGGCGCAGGAGGTCCTGGACAAGATTCAGCAGACACATTCGGTGGCAACGGCGGCCCAGGATTACTATCAAATCTATCTGGAGTAAACACATTTTATGCTGGAGGTGGCGGCGACGGAAAACGCTCTAATATTACAAGTGCTGGCATTGGTGGCATTGGTGGCGCTGGCAGCGGAACAAATTACACATTTAGAGCAGAAAACGCAGCCCCTCATACCGGTGGCGGTGGTGGTGGTGCTGGTTATAATGGCTCAAATAGTACTAGAATGGGCGGCATTGGCGGCTCAGGTATTGTAATAGTTCGATATCGTAAAAATAAAGAAACTACATCGGCACCAACAATAATTGTAAACAGTTCTGCACCAGGAATTAAAGCGTTTACAGCACAAAATCCTGCACCTAGTGCAGCGTACATCACGCAGCTAGGATTACCTAATGGATGGTACTGGGTTAACTTAACCGGACCACAATTAGTCTATGTAAACACACAATATAAAGGTGGCGGCTGGTATCTAGTTATACAAAATAATCGAGACAACGGTAATGGTATAGGGGCTTTGAGTTATTATGATGCTACAGGTCAAAAATTAATGGTAGCTGGCTCTCCTGGCAATGCAGCAGGCGACGATCTAGGAGAAATTAATGTTTGGGCAGGAATGGAACTTTGGAATGCTATGACAAACGGTGCAGGCGGACAAGTTGCCCAAGTAGTTGGTGATATCCCAATAGATCTAGACTCGCCTGCTTATGGAAAAAGAGCAACTTGGAGTTATACTGGATTTGATCCTGATTACTCATTCCAAGGATCGACTCTAATACAAGCAAACGGCGGCGCTCCTGGAATGCAAAGCTATCACAGCCAAGGCACCCGGGCCTTAACTACTTTTGATAGAGACCAAGATGATAACGGCGGAAATTGTGCTACTTATTACGGAAATAATCCTTTTTGGTACGGAAGTTGCTGGAGCGGTAATGCTTGGGGCGGCGGCAACGGCGGCGGATATGCAAACGCTTACTTTTGGACGGGCAGTGGCGGCGATAATTGGAATTATGGTGCTACATATGTAAGGGCAAGTTTTTAAAATGATTTATAATATTAAAAAAATAGACGACCAATTTATTAGTCATCAACTAATAAATAAAAAAACCGGAGAAGTTACAGTACTAGGTACTGAAGATATTTCTACTATAGAAAACTTAAAAGAACATTTACAGGATTGGATTACTCAACGTAAACAAGTTCTTAACATAAAGTTTGTAAAAAACGACTTTGGCTTTAAACTAAAATAGGATTAGATCGTGGCACAATTAAAAGATACAACAATTAATGATAGCGGATTTTTAAGGTTACCTCGAGGTACCACAGCAGAAAGGCCAACGCTAGTTGGATCTAGTCCAGGAATGGTTAGATTCAATACTACTACGCAAACACCAGAATGGTACGATGATGCACTTTCTGGATGGTTTCCTTTAGGTTTTATTGCACCTTTAGCAACTGGAGGAACTATAACTAATATAGCACAGAATGGTATCAATTATAGAGTACACACATTTTTATCGTCAGGAACATTTACTGCTAGTCGTTCTGGAACTGTAGAATTTTTGATTATTGGTGGCGGCGGTGCAGGAGGTGGCAATCTTTCCGGCGGCGGCGGTGCAGGAGGTGTACTAATGGGATCCATAGCAGTACAAGATGGTACTGCATACCCTATTATTGTAGGCGATGGCGGCGCAAGGTTTAGTTCAAGTGAAGTTAATAGTCAATCTGGAGGCCAAAGTAATAAAGGTAGGCCTAGTAGTGCTTTTAATTTAGTAGCAGCTGGCGGCGGAGCTGGTGGTGGTGGATCAAGTGGAATAGAAGCTACTGCTGGTGCCAGTGGTGGCGGCGGTGGCGGATATCAAGTCCGTGCAGCAGTTATGGGTCTTGAAGGTCAAGGACACGCTGGCGGAAAAGGAGCGACTAATCTCCAAAACTATCGTGCAGGTGGCGGTGGAGGAGCCGGCGGCCCTGGAGGAGATTGGGAATCTGGTATGGGACGCGGCGGCCAAGGCGGCCCAGGAATTGCATCTAGTATTGAAGGATCGATTATACTTTATGCAGGCGGTGGCGGCGGTGGTTCGTATACTAGTAATACCGGCGGAGGTCTTGGCGGCATTGGCGGTGGTGGCGGTGGTGGCACAAATTCAGCTTCCGGCGGCCCAGGAGGGGCAGGCCGTACTAATGGCGGAAATGGTTACGGAAACAACCTCGGTGCTGTTGCAAGTTCTTTACCTACTGGCGGCAACGGCGGAGCGAACACCGGAAGCGGTGGCGGCGGAGTCGGCCACCAAACAGCATTATCTGGTGCTGGCGGCTCTGGAATTGTAGTTATACGCTATAAAACTAGTTCTGTTTAGTATCTTCAATTATAACAATTGATTCTAAAGGATAGTAGGGTAATTCTATCTCTTGCTTAGAGTTATATACTGTTTGATATAAGTACATTTTCTTAGACATAGTATCGTTAGCATATCGAAACGATATTGCACGATCATCCCAGTACTTTCCGTCTATAGTACGATACACATAAGGATACCTAGAACATCTTGAAACTGCTTGGTTACTTTTGCTCTCAAGGTCAACTTCGGGGAAGTCGTTCTCAGTAATAGCGGCAATAGGAAGATTATCAACTAAGCGTGGTAGAAAATTTAATAATTTTTTTATAGTGTCGGTGTCGTTCTTGCATAAGTCTGACAGATCTTCTAGCAAAGTTAATGCATTTTTACTAAAATTAGTTTCATTAAAACCTAATAGTTCTAATTCTTTTTGTGCATAGTTATGTAAGTGTTTTTTAAAATTAGACATTTTATATTTCTCCAATCTATTACTAACTTAATTATCAAAAATTTTTACATATTTTTAAAATCTGAAATCATTTAAACATTAATAATATGCTATAAATAAAATAAGTATAGGAAAGATTTATATGACTAATAGACCATCGAACGTATTTGTAAGTACAGAACTTAAAGATAAAAGGTACGAAATTTGTAAAAAATGTGAGCATTTTATAAAGGCTTTTAAAGGATGCAAGAAATGCGGCTGCTTAATACCGGCTAAAATTCAGTTTACAGTGAATACTTGTCCGATTAATAATTGGTAAAGATAACGCTAAATATATAAGTTAAGGAGATAAACGTGGCATCATCACCAATTGTAGATAGAATCAGAATAATACCAAGACCCAACGATTTTTTAGATCGTAACGTAGGTTCTAGTGGTGAAGTATTCTTTAACAAAGTAACTAATAGTTTAAGAGTATACAGCGGCAAGGATGTTGCAGGATTTGAAATTGCTAGAGCTGATTTGAACAATGTAAACGAAGCAACACTTTCTGCAAAAGTATCTTTAACAAACGATGATATAAACTGGATAGCATATGCTGAGCTTGTAGATTTACCAAGTGCAACAGACAATCACGGAATGTTTGCACACGTACACGCTACAGGCAAAGCCTATTATGCACACGCAGGAAATTGGGTACAACTTGCTGATCAATCTGATGTTAATACTACAGCAGACATATCAGAGTTAACAGATACAACAAATCTAATACCTACAGATTTGTCTAATTTAACAGATACAACAAATCTAATACCTGCTACGCTAACTGACCTAGGAATTACCGATGGTAATTCGACACAAATTTTAACTACAGACGGTGCTGGAAACTTTACATTTGAAGATGCTCCTGAAACAGGTTCGACGCAGAACTTATTTGCTACAATTACAAGTGATGACGGATCAACAACAGCCGATGCTGTAACAGATACATTAAGTATATTAGGCGGCACAAACATAGCAACTAATATTGCTACTGATACAAACAATGTAACAATTAATATGAGTGCATTTAGTATTGACTTTTTAAGCGATGTTGACACTACAACAAGTGCGCCAACTTCTGGACAAGTATTAAAGTGGGACGGTGCTAAATGGGCACCAGGTTCTGATGCTACAACTGGAGGCGGTGGAACAGATGCTGATACACTTGACGGATTTGACGGAACATATTATTTAGACTGGGGCAACGTTACTAACAAACCTAGTATACTTACACTAGCAAGTTTAAGTATTGGTAATGAACTTACAGCAAGTGGAGACGGAGCAATATCGTATGATGATACTACTGGTGTTTTCCGTTATACTCCGCCTGACTTGAGTACATATCTAACTAGTGTGACATTTGCTGATTTAACAACTACTCCAACCACTTTAGCAGGCTATGGAATCAATGATGCATTACCGTCTAGCACTTCTATACCAACAGTGTTAACTGATTTAAGTATTAGTGACGGAACTAATGGACAAGTTTTAACAACAGACGGTAGTGGCGGATTTACATTCACAACAATAAGTGGCGGAAGCGGTGGTGACTATAGTGACTCAGATGTTAATGCACATCTTAATACAACTAGTGCAACATCAAGTGAAGTATTAAGCTGGACAGGAAGTGATTTTGACTGGGTAGCACAATCAGGCGAAACAAATCAAAACGCATTTAGTAATGTTTCAGTTAGTGGACAATCTCTTATTACTGCTATTAGTTCTACTGCTACGTTAACTTTAGCTGCCAGCACAGGAATTAGTTTAACCACAAGTGGAAGTACCGTAACTATTGCAAGTACAGTTAGTGCAGGCGCTAGTAATTTTGACGACCTAGGAGATGTTACAACAGCCGGTTTAAGAATAGATCAAATTTATGAACCTGCTATTGCAATGCTGAGAGTTGATAATGTTGGAACAAGTGCATACACGTTTCCTAGTCATTACAGCGGAAACAATCCTACTATCTACGCTATAAGCGGAACTACTATAGCATTTGATTTAGATAATATTTCAGGACATCCATTTGAAATACAAGATAATACTCTTACAGCATTAACTAGTAATTTGGTACACGTTACGTCAACTGGAACTGTAAGTACAAATAGCGCAGCGCAAGGAAAGTCTAGTGGAACATTATATTGGAGAATACCAGAAGGCTCACCTGGTACATACGTATATCAATGTACTAGTCACGCAAGTATGTTTGGATCTATTACAGTTAAAGATCTTTCGAATATTTAATTATTTTATCTAGCTGTTGTCTTAGCACAATACTACGTTCTACATTTTCTCTAACTTTAGTCGGATCAATTGATTTATTAATTGCATCGTGTGTAGCATCAATATAACTATATTCGTTAGATAGTTTATTTAAAATATCTTTGCATTTTTCTTTAGCACGTTCATTAGTAATTTGATCAATGTCTCTTTTATATTTCTTAAGGTCTTTTTTAAATTCTTTAGATTGGCTTATTTTTAACATTAATTTAACCTATAATAATCGTCTGGATCATTGCTATTACTAGTTTCTGCCATAGCACTGTTATCAGCTAAACTCTTTAGTGTAACAGGCAATAGTGCAGGCACTTCAAAAATACTACCTTCTGGAAGTTCTTTAGAATATGCTTTACCGTCTTTAGAATCAACCCATTGTACTTCAAACTTCCCAGCATTTACAAACCAACTTTTGTGTCGATTTTTGTGAAAATGTAATCGAGTTTGTTTGCCTTCTTCTTCAAAAACTAATATTTTACTACAATAATGTTCGTTGTCAGTCCAAACAACTTCGTAACCGTAGTCTGTTTGTTTTATATTATCTGTCATCTATTCCTCTAATAAATCTATTACTTGAAACACAGTTTCTAATTTACTAAGATTAGTTTTATTTTGTAGTGTATTACGTAGTCCTTGATGCAACGTCTTTGGCCATTTACCAAAACTAGTCCAAGCATATCCATCGTGTTCGTTATTTAGATTAGGCAAAAATTCTTTTTTTACAACAACAAGATATGTATGAAAATTAAATTTTTCATCATTAGATACAAATGTTTCTAAAGGTATAGTTTTTACAAACTTAGGTAAGTCGCCAACTTCTTCTTGTATCTCACGGGTTAATCCTTCGAATGGTGATTCACCTAATTCGTTACCGCCACCTACAAGTCCCCAAGTACCAGAAGTTTTACCATTAGCACGGTGTAAAAACAAAAATCTTTTTGTGTCTAGTGCATAGAAAAGCGCACCACTACAAACTATCTTACTCATACTAGTAATTAGCCAGATAAGTTAATTGACCAGTCACCTTTGGCATACTCTCCATCAACACTTAGTAACCACTGATCACCGTCCCAGTAATATTGTACGCCTGTGTTAAGATTTGTAGTATATAGTTTTGTAATAGTTGTGTCATTATAGGGCAAATAGTCTTTACTTGCATCAAATATAATATTCCATTTAGATCCGTCATATTCAATAATATCATTTGCGCCTGCGACAAAGTCTGTGTTATCAGCATTCTTCCAAGCATCAGCTCCGTCGGTATTTGTAGTACTACCAATAGCACCGAGTAATAATAAACGTACACCTGCTTTTGAAGTATCTGATTGAGGATCATAACGCAACGGATCAATTATATAATCAATACTAGAATATTGATTTGTGTCTCTAGCAGGACCTTGTATAGTATCATTGCTAGGTAATGTATCTCTATCAAAATCAATAACTAGTTGTGTTTCGTCTAACGGATTAAGAGTAATTCTTCCGGCAATTAATCCATTTATATCCGGTTTTCTTAAATAGATAATACTTAAACCAGGTTGATATTTTCCGGGGAGTGCATCAATATAAGTTGACCATTTTTCAGCACCTGGCAATCCATTTGTAAGTATCGAAGCATTACCGTTCATTAGTAATATACGTTCTTGCAACGGATTATCAACTATAGCTTTTGAATGACGTGTAACTTGACTAGATATTTCAAGTTCACCGTTGCCGTCATTTGGAAATACTCCAGAATCTACTACATTATCGTTACCTTCTACTCTAGACGAAGAATATCCTCCGATACTGAATAAATTAGTACCTTCTAACATTGATTCGAAGTCAACGTATCCGTCACCGTCAAATATGCTAGTAACAATATCAGTAATAACACCAAGGCGTTTTATTTTAGCTGGTGCGCTGATGTATATAGGAGTTGAAAATGTTAAACTAGCAACATCAATTTCGCTTTCAGTGCCTATAGGAATAGATCTACTACTAAAATTAATACTATCTAACATTACAGTTGTCAAGCTAGTCCAGTCTAAGTAATTGTCTGTAGTTTGTATTTCTAAACTAGGATTAAACAGCATTAATATTTGCTCCATAATCTGTAGTTTCATTGTTGTGTTAGTAGTCCATATGTCAACATTCACTGTTAGTTTATAGGGACTTGGCATTAAACGTTCAACTGTGTAATTACGTCCTTGAAAATCTTCGTATTCATTTCCTGCTTCGTCGTAAGCACGTTCTCTAACGTGTCTTTTACCTACAAAACTAGAATCACTAGTTCTATCGCGATCTATTTCTAGTGCAGTAATATATACTGCCATACGCGGCGCACTTGGTATTTTGTTTTCGGAATTGTCTCTTAATATTGATCCTACTTGTCTAGTAATATCGCCATACATAACTGGAACCTTAACTTCAGTACCGTCACCTGTTTTATATCCAAAATTACTCATTAAGCGCATAATTTGCACAAGGTATTTTCTTATTTGTCCGTCATAAAAATGTTGCATTAATTATCCGCCTGTGGTCGTAGCGCCTGCGATATCGACTGTCGCTGCTGTGTTCGTGTATTATGTAAGGTTAATGTATATAGTCCTTCGTATTTAACAGCATTTGCAGGTAACGTAATTTTTACAAATTGCGTACTGCCGTCTGATCCTGTATACGATGATAGCATATTAGTATTTGATGCAGTGTCATAGTTTAATACAAACCTTCCGTCTTGTGCAAGGCTATCAGTAAATTCTAATTGAATATATTTTGCAGTCATATATGCAATTTCGGTTTCAAGTTCTGTTGCACCAACATTTAATCTTATAAAGTCAGTTGCTATTGGAGTATTATACAAGTAGGTGTTTACGTCATTAACGAATGATCCACGTAATGTATTTGGAGTATCATTATTCAATGGAGCTCTCTTAACATCGTGTACCTTAAGCCAACGCTTACCGTCCCATCGAAACATACGCTGCGGTAAAAAGTCTGTACGTAAAAAGTAATCACCTTCTGTACTACCTAATGGAAAACTAATACCACTTGAAAAATTACTACCATTAGGGGCAAATTCGTCACCAATTAATAAACCATTATAACCGTGCGATGTAGGAGTTGCTTTATCAGTAATAGTACTACCGTCGGCATCAACTTGCTGTAGTTTTGCTCTACCTGTAGTTTCGTCTGCGGCTAATGTATAAAAATTACTATCGACATCATACCCGCTTTTGGGAGTATTTGCTTCTGCTTCGGACACTACTGCATTATTAACTTGCATCTCTGCTTCAAAAGTACTTAATATATCACGTAATGTTCCATCTTCAGGATAGTCTTCACTTGCTGGTAAGTCGAGTATATCTTTGTATTCTTGACTATCTACTATTTGTTTTAATTTAAGTCTATATAAGTGTGGATACCAAGTTGGTGAAAAGCCTTCTGCGGCTCTATTAATATCTTCAATGACATAAAACCGTTTTAGTGCTACACTAAAGTCATTCATTGCATATTCATCTTTTAAATGAGGTAGTTCTATAACATCGCCGGGCATAAGTTTACGCCCAATTGATTCTACACTGCTTTGAATATGCACAGTCATAAACAAAGTATCATTGCTTAAAAACAAACCAAATTGGCTTAGGTCAAAATCAATGTCTTGTACATTGTATATTCCGCGAATAGTATAAATGTCTTTATCGTATTTTCGATCTCGATTTTCCATAAAGACCATATCCTGTATTTGCGTATGATCTTTTTCTGTTGTTCCATCATTTGTTCCAGTATATTTGTGGACAAACAGGTCTGTCCCACCTATAGTGAACATTTCATTAATTTGGCGGTCTAAGAATTCAAAGTCTTTTCCGCGTTCTGGTTTATATAAACTTAATCTTGGCATATACATATTTATCGTAACGATAGCAACTACGATAAATACTATGACGGAGAAAACTTAAATGGCAGTTGAACAAACACAAAAACAAGCAATATTTGACTATGTAAATGCTTTCTTAGGCGGAGGTATGGTTGATGTTGAACTAGACCCTATACATTACGAAACTGCTTTAACTAAGTCGCTTAGTAAATTTAGACAACGTAGTGATAACTCAGTAGAAGAAAGCTATTTGTTTATGGATACTGTACCTGATCAAAACGAGTATACATTACCAAATGAAGTAGTAGAAGTTCGTAAGTCATTTCGTAGAAGTATAGGATCACGTCCAAGTACCTCAGCATCAGGAGGCCCAATTTATTCAACTACGCTAATTTCAACAGACTCTCAGCAAGTATTCAACGTAAATTATAATTTAGCAATAGTACAATCTATTGTAGTAACAATTAATGGAACAGTTACTACAGATTATTCTACTGATAATGATGCAAGATCTATTACGTTTAACACAGGCTTAACTACCGGAGACGTTGTAAATATAAAACTTTATGATAGTGGCGAAAATGGTGGAGGAAGTTTATTTGACCCTTTCAGTTTAGCATACACAAACGCATACTTATTATCAAGTTCTAACTTAGGTGGACTAGCAACATACGATATGTTTAGTCAGTACCAAGAACTAGTAGGTAGAATGTTTGGATCATTTATTGAATTTAAATGGAATACTACAACTAAAAAATTAACACTATTACAGCGTCCTAGAGCAAACGAAACTATTTTATTATATGTTTATAATCATCGCCCTGATAGCGAATTACTTAAAGACTATCTAGCAAGTCAATGGATTAAAGATTATACACTTGCTGGTTGTAAATATATGCTAGGCGAAGCACGTAGTAAGTTTGCTACAATCGCAGGACCACAAGGCGGATCAGCACTTAACGGCGATGCTCTTAAACAAGAAGCTGCTGCTGAAATGGAAAAACTTGAATTAGAACTTACAATGCAAGTTGCTGGTGGCGTAGGCTACGGATTCACAATAGGCTAAAATACCCCGATGTTAGCGCATCAACTCTAAATATACTGTAAATACAGTATGACACACAAAGAAGCATATAGACTGTTTTGGATGGTCAAAGGACACATTGCCGAAAGTGATGATACTGCATTGTTATCAGCAGATAGTTACTTTAAAAGACTTTGGGCAAACGGGTGCAATGGGGCTCCGTTATATGATTATGAAGAAGGTTTTGAACAAGCATATACTAGGAGATTTCACAATGGAACCAAAAGGAATATCGTCACTGAGTGAAGACGATTTAAAGTGTTTAGAAAAAATAGTCGCAGCAAAGTTTTCGGAAGAATGTGAATACTCGAAAACTTTTGGTACAAAGAACGGTTGGAATTCAAATGTTAAAGCAAATCAGTTGCTTAGAATAATGAATTCCATTAGATCAACAAAACATTCTAAGAAAATAAAAGACCAACGCTGGTAAAAAAATCTTGACAACTGTACAGAATTAGTATATAATATAAATTATATTTACTAAGGAGTATTCTGTGCTACCAAAACTATTAATTGTTGGACACGGCCGCCACGGCAAAGACACTGTATGCGAGATGTTAGAAGCATACGGATATACATTTCAGTCATCATCTAAATTTTGTTCAGAACTTTTTATCTTTAATGATCTAAAAGGTCAGTACGGATATGCTGACGAAGAAGAGTGTTATGCTGATAGACACAATCATCGCACAGAATGGTATAATATGATACACGACTATTGTAAAGATGATTTAGCAAAACTAGGACGTAACTTATTTGCAGAACACGACATATACTGTGGACTACGTAATAAACGTGAATTCTTTGCAATGCAAAATGAAGAAATATTTGACTATGCTATTTGGGTAGATAGAGCAGACCATTTACCCTTAGAAGATCCTAGTTCAATGAGCATTGAGCAATGGATGTGTGATTACACAATTGATAATAATGGCGACTTGGCACGTTTAGAAAAAAACGTAGATATACTAATTAAAACTATTTTTAAAAATCGGGGACTAAGTCTCCCTGCTTCCACGCAACTCCCTCTTTTTGAAGAGTTCGCTGACAGTTAGCACAAATAGTTTTTAAATTAGTTGGCCGACAATTTTCAAGTCGCCCATCAATATGATACACATCAAATTGTTCGCCGTGTTTTGATTTATATCCACACTTCTCGCATTCATTCTTTTTGACATAACCGTATTGTTGCCAACGAGGTAAACCTTTACCCGGTCCGCTATACCTAGCACAACTTTCGCATTTACTTCTATAGTAAGGTTTATTAGCCTTATAATAGTTTATAGCACACGGTTTACTTTTACAATTCTTACACAACGGTCTCATACTAGTATTTACCTGCCCTTTTCGGTCCCTTTTTCTAGGTGTTTATCACGGTTGATTTGTAAAATCTTGCTAAATAACTATAACAACTACTCAACAGGAGAAAAAAATGGCATTATCATCACCAGGTGTAGAAGTCAAGGTAATAGACGAAAGTTTCTATACACCGGCTGAACCAGGCACCGTACCAATGATTTTTGTTGCTTCCGCAGAAAATAAAACAAACGGAAGTGGCACAGGAACAGCAGAAGGAACGCTGAAAGCAAACGCTGGCAAACCTTACTTGCTTACCTCACAAAGGGAATTAGCTGAAACATTTGGCGACCCAGTATTTTATACAGATTCAAATAACAACCCAGTACACGGCGGAGAGCTAAACGAATATGGTTTACAAGCTGCTTACTCGTTACTAGGTGTTAGCAATAGAGTTTATGTAACTCGTGCAGATATTGACTTAGGTGTTTTAACACCAACAGCAGATGAACCAAAAGATAGTCCAGCAGATGGAACTAACTGGTTTGATACTAATGATAGTTCATATGGTATTTTTGAGTGGAACAGCTCACCAAAAAACATTACAGGCGGTCAGTCATTTAGCGTAAGAACTCCAATTGTTATTACAGATACAACTAAGTTAGACGGTAATGGAGATCCTAAAGAGTCAGTTGGAAATATAGGTGATTATGCAGTAAAAGCAACAACAGATGTCCTAAGAGTATACTACAGAAACTACACAGGTAGTTGGGTTAAAGTTGGCTCAACAGCGTGGATTAATTCACACTATGTAGCACAAGGTACAGCATCAAATCCAACACTTGGTGCAACAACAAACTTAACTATTACTGTAGGGTCTGGTTCGGCAATTACAGTAGCAGAAGGTTCAGACTTAGCAGATACAGTTTCAACAGCAAATGCAGACTTAAATTTCCAAGACGCAGGAATTAGTTTTGCTGCAATTGATGGCAAATTTAGCATATTTAATGATGCGACAGGCGATGAAAGAATTACTATTTCTGACACAGACGGTTTGCTTGGCAAACTAGGTTTAACAGCAGGAACATTTGATGCACCTAAAACACAAATTAGTGCTCACACAAGTGTACCTGAATTTAAGTCAGGTGATACAACTCCACGCCCAACAGGCAGTGTTTGGTTAAAAACTACTGAGCCTAATCAGGGTGCTAATTGGAAGTACAAGCGTTATAATGCTAACACAGCATTATTTGATAATGTTTCAGCACCAATTTACGGTTCAGCAGCAGCGGCGTTATATTGGTTAGACAGAAGCGGCGGCGGTGTTAACTTACCAGCAGGAACTACTTTTGTAAAATCAAATGCAGAAGATGCAACTTCAGTTGAAGGCGCATTTACAATCTTTAGTCGTGCTAACACAGGCGCAACTACAATTACTGGTAGTGCAATTACAGCACTAACATTTGCTGCCTCAGCATATGCATTTAATATTGCAGAAACAGACGCAGGTAAAACAGCGTTACAAAGTGCTGTAACAGTTAGCTTCACAGCAACAGGTGCTGTAGGCGATGCAGACTTAATGGCAGGTGCTATTAACAATTCAGCATTAGAAAATATTCAAGCAGAAGTAACAGCAGACAACAAACTAGTTGTTAAGCACACACAGGGTGGCGACTTTACTATTGTTGATACAGACGGCGCATTTGCAACTGCTGGATTTGTAGCATTTGTAGTTGGCAACCCAAGCACAACAACTAACTTATACAACAGAAATAGTGTACTTACAGCAAGTAACTGGAAGAAGGCAGTATTCACAGCAAGTGATGATGCTCCAGGAGCATTGGCTGCACAAGGTGCATTATGGTACAACAGTATTGTTGACGAAGTTGACATGATGATACACAATGGTACTACATGGGTAGGCTATCAGAACTTTAGTTCAGATTATGCAGATACTAACCCAACTGGTCCTATGGTTTCAGCAACAGAGCCAACACAGCAAACAGATGCAACAGCATTAGTTGACGGTGACCTTTGGATTAGCACAGCAGATTTAGAAAACTATCCATTAGTTTATAGATATGACGGTGTTAACTTAGCATGGGCAATAGTAGACGTTACAGACCAAACATCTGAAAACGGTGTACTATTTGCAGATGCACGTTATAATACAGCAGGTGCTAACGCAGACGAAGCTGGTAGTATTGTTGACTTATTAACAAATAACTACTTAGACCCAGATGCTCCAGATCCAGCACTATATCCAAAAGGTATGTTGTTATGGAACTTACGTAGAAGCGGATTTAACGTT